CCCGGTGAATTTTTATATCGTGATGATGATGTAACAGAAGAGCCGCCCGAATTTGATGTTGATACTCAATTATGTCAATGGGATGGGTCAAAATGGAATATTAGTGATAAACCAGAAACCGAATGGTTGAATGGTGAAGAGGTTTCAGTAGAAAAAGGAGAAGGTTCCTCAGGAGGCGGCTTAACAGCATTAGAACAGTTACGTGGTTTGCGCCAACAGAAATTACAAGAGATGGAACAATTCGGAAAAGGATTAGAAGATAGACCATTTACACAACATGAATTAGATTACAGACAAGAACTACGTGATTTACCTGAAAATTCCTCACCTGAATTAGATGAAAATGGTGAATTAATTGGTGTTACTTGGCCCACAGAACCACACTTGAGAATGTTAAATTAATTGGTGTGGAGATGTATAAATAGTATAAATAATATAAGATAATGAACAACATGAGTTATGTAAAGGAACAAACCAAATGTCAAAGAAAATTACAGAATTAGGGCAGTTATCAGCTGCTGCGAATACAGATATAATGCTCATCGTTGAGAATCCCGGTTCATCACCCACGAATAAATATATCCAAGTAGGAGATTTACTTGACGCTCCCGGAGCAATGGCTTTAGTGGGTATAGATATTGATGGTGGTACTGATATTGGTGCCGACATTGCAGATGAAGATTTGTTTATAGTAGATGATGGAGCAAGTAGTACAAATCGGAAATCTACTGCTTTACGGATTAAGAATTATATTAGAGGTGGAGCACAATGTTTTAAAAGTACAACAAACGCAACATTGTTTTTAAGTTAATTTGACTTTTGGTCAATAAAAAATATAAGGAGAAATAAAAATGGCTATACCTAGCGGAAGTGGAACGGAAGTTTTGAAGGTAGCTCTGACTAATGGAGTTACTAACGCAGAAAGCGTAGTCTTAACTGGCGTAGCTAACCACATCTATACAATATTGAGTGTTAGCGTCTGTGAAACCGCAGGTGCAGCAGAAACATTTGATATGTATGTCGATGATAATGCCGGAGGAACTGATACAGAAGTTTTATCGGATCAGGCGATTGGCGCAAACGAAACTTTTGTATATAACGACAGATTGGTCTTGTCTGGAACGGATAATCTTTGCATCGCTGCAGCAAATGCTTCAGATTTAGATGTAGTAGTTTCATACATAGATCAGGATCACACATAATAGGAAACTAAATGTCTGGAATAATTAATAAAGCAGGAACATCATCCGGATCTATCGGTATTACCCAACGACTTGTAACTGCTGCTGGCGAATCTGGCGGTGGTGGAGGTGGAGGAGCAGGCGGTTCCATGCAGGCTGTTGCTTCTGGTACATTAGCTGATGGAGATAAGGTAGTACTTCTATCAGATGGAACAGTACAAAAAGCTGGCCAGCCAACTGGGCCTGATGCCTTTTTAGATACTCCTATTGATGATGACAACGAAACTTCAAGCACTACATCGAGAAATACTACGATTATTTCATGGGATCCAAATGATAACAACAAATTTGCAATATTTTATTATGATAATGGAGGTGATGGCAGACCAACATTAGTAATAGGTACGTTATCTGGTACCACTTTATCTTTTGGTTCTCAAATAGAAGTTGATGCCGGTATGACTATGGGAGGAATGTCCGGACACGGTTGGGTGGCATTTCATCCTACTATTGCAAATTTAATAATGTGTGCGTGGTCACCGATGGACCCAACGGCATTAGCTTGTAGAGCCGGTTCAGTATCAGGAACAACTGTGTCTTGGGGAACTACAATTACCCTTGATTGGGATGAATTTGGCAATATCATGTATGATGGAGCTGGTATAGCTAGTGGAGGCGGACTTAAAATTTGTTTTGATTGGTTTAGAGATACGGATGTAGCCAGAAGATTTATGCTGGCTATTGTTATGTTTGATGGAATGATGGAAGAAGAAGTTCTTGTAATGGCAGGATCTTGCTCTTCTGATTCTGGAGGTACTATCACCATGAATGGCAGTGACGCTGCGCAAATTATGCAAGCTCCAAATCCATCCATGATGGGTCCTGCGGGTGTCTTTGTAAGATGTGCACCAGATGAAGGACCCGGCACCGAGAGACATGGGTGTGCCTTGGTCACTTATGGAGATCCGGGCTCCCCAGAGACGGGTGTAGCTTTAGTCAGAGCTGTTAATCTTGTCACTACCGTACACAACACCACGGGCATACCAAATTCCTCGGGCGCGACAGGTACTACATATTTTGAGTGGTCGGGACATGTAACTGGCTCGTACACCGAGCTCGACCATTTTGTTATTAGTTATGTAGATGATAATAGCGATCACAACTTCAGAACTGGAGTTGTATCATGGAATCATGTAAGTAATCCCGGATATACCATCACTCTTCAGAATCCATTTACAGCATTTGCAACGGGGCAATCAACTATACGTTATCCCGGAAAGCCAACTTTCATAACAAAGGGTTCTTTTGCTTCTACAGATAAATTCTTTGTTCATTATTATGATCATAACAGTGCACCAGCCGGAAAGAAAATGTTGATAAGAAGTTACGATGTAGATGATTGGGCAGCTGGTACTATAAGTACAACTACTGGATCTGAAGTTGAAATAGGTGGATACCACGATCCTTCTTTTACAGCTGGTGATAGCAACTATGAAAATAGATTAGCACTTGTAACTAGTGACGGAAATAGTGGTGGGACAGATGCCAATATTACTACAGTAAAGCTTGTAGGTGCAGCTGTGGGACCAACAAACGTTACTGCTACTAGTTTCTTAGGAATTTCTGATGGTGCATATGGTGATGGTGCTACAGCAACAATTCAAATTTTGGGAGCTGTAGATGATGCTCAATCGGGATTAACAACTGGGTATAAGTATTATGTTCAGCAAGATGGATCAATGACTACTACTCGGGGTACAGGTACTTTAGTGGGTACTGCAATTTCTGCTACAAAACTATTAATTGCTCAAGCATCTGGTGGTGCACAACCTACACTCCAAACTACTTTTACGGCTCCTTGTAAAACTGATGCAATAGCTGTAGGAGATAGATGTATTATAGTCAATGATGGGGGCGTTGCTAAAGTTAAAAAGGTTTCTGGTGGTTTACAATCATTAATTTTTCGGCCGCCAGCTGATACCTTGGGTAATGGTTTTTTTAGTGATTGGCAATATGGAAATAATGGATATTTCTTTCACGACATGTGCTCACAACTCTGGAATTATGCTCAAACTCTAAGTCCTAATCCATTTGCATCTGAGAACGCTTTGAAAGCAGCAGCGTATACTTCCTTTACAAATCCAGCACTGGGGATGTATTTTCATGAAAATATTGGTAATCCCGGTTGGCAGGATTATACACAAGTAGCTATTACCACCTCTGGTGTCTGGGGTGACTATTATCTTCCTGTTCTTTCATATACTCCTATAAATTCTAGTCGAGGATCCGGCTGGGCTAATTACCAGATTTATTCCAGCCACATAAATGTTATAACATATAAACAGATGGTATTTGGATTTACCTATGATGCTCAAGTAAGTAATATAAGTGAAACTAATCTCCTTGGATATGCAACTAATGCAGCTGTAGATGGAGAAAATTGTACTGTAGATTTAATTGGTTCAACAGTTTGGAACCAGAGTGCAGGCGGTGCACCACTAGTGATTGGAACAGCATATTATATTCAGACGGATGGTACACTAGGTACAACATCAACATCCCATTATGCGGGTGTGGCACTTTCAACATCTAGTGTACTAGTTAATCAGTCTTATTAAGGGAAAAAAACAATGACAGCAAATGTAGCCTTAACAGATACTTTTGATCAATGGAGAGTAAAAGATAATGAAATAATTATCATGACTCAACCTACTGGTATGAATAACTTTATTAAAGTTTTAGATACCACAAATTCTACTTCAACCACTACGGGATCGATAATTACTCAAGGTGGAATGGGCGTTGGCAAATCTGTACATATAGGAGAAGATTTAAAAGTTTGGGGTGATATAACCTGTGTGGGCGATACTACAGTACATGGAAATCTTGTATTTGGTGATGCTACAACAGATCAAGTAGAATTTCAAGCTGACATAAATTCAGATATAATTCCAAATACAACACTTACCTTTGATTTAGGTAATACAACAATGTTCTGGGCTAATACCTATACCGGACATATACATGCTTCACAAAAAGTAGATTCTGGATTACCTGCAATATTAGTAGATGCGTTAGATGTTGATAAAGTAGCAGTAGATATTAATGCTTCTACTCAAACTGCAAATGCAGTAGATATATCAGCTGACTCTATAACTAGTGGTACAGCATTTAAACTTTCTTGTGGTGCTATTACTAGTGGTGTAATGATGGACTTAGTTAGTGCAGCTACAATTACAGGAACCGGACTTAACGTTGCATTAGATTCTTTAACTACAGGTAAAATAATTAATATTTCTGGTGATGGTCTTACTACGGGTTCATGTCTTTATATTGATTCTAATTCAAATGATACTAGTGTTAGACATTTAGTTAGTGTAATTAATGATCATGTAGATGCAGATGCTACTATTCCAATTTACGCTAGACAGGATGCAGATGCTCCTTGTGGACAATTTGCGGGAACAACTTCTCTTGTAGTTCCCTGTGGTACTGCATCAAATAGAGGTACAGGAGTACAAGGCGGAATTAGATTTAATACTGAACATAGTTTCTTTGAGGGTTATACTGGAGCCGCATGGACCCAAATGGGACAATTAGAGGATGTTGATGAAGATACACATGTACGAGCAGAAACTTCTCCGGGTGCAGATAATGATGAATTAATTTTTACTACCGGGGGCACGGAACGAATGAGGATTGAATCTGGTGGTGATGTTGGTATTGGTACAAATAATCCATCTACTAAATTGGAAGTTGCTGGAACTATTACAGAAACTTCAATGAGAGAATCAAAAATAAACATAGAAAATATAGAAAATATTCTTCCCGCCGTTCTGCAAATGCAAGGAGTTAAATTTGATTGGAAAGATGATAAGTATGGATCTGATAATAATTATGGACTTATTGCAGAAGATGTAGACAAAATTCTTCCTAATTTAGTATCTCATGATAATGAAGGTAAAGCAAGAGGTATTCAATATACAAAATTAACAGCCGTTCTTCTAGAAGCAATTAAAGAACAACAAGAACAAATAAATGATCTGAAATCTAAAATAGGAGTTTAATAATGCTTTTCTTTCGGTCAAAAGCTCGATTTTTGGCGAATATGATCAGGTTTTCCATTTCCCGAATAAGTAGTTCTGGTGCACATGCTGGTAGAGCTGCACAAGTACGTGAGACAATACCTGATGTAGATAAAACAGAAACGCAAGACAGCGTGGAAGAAAAAGAGGCAGCTCCGCAGACAATTTCTTCAGACTCCATATTGAACAAAGTTGGTGTATTTGAAAACCTTGGTACTTCTACTGTATCTGGAACTACTGTGTCTGTAAACCTTAATACTGGTAATTTCTTTCAAATGGATTTAGAAGGCCTTTCTGGTAATGTGGCTACATTTACAATTTCAAATGCAACTCAAGAAGATGGTATGGTATCATGTTTTATTGTAAAAATTACACAAGGAACAACAACTACTAATAGACAGTTTACATGGTCTTCTATTGTCTCTAATGGTACTAATATTGATTGGGCTGGTGGAGAAGGCCCAGAAATTACTTCAGGTGCAGATAAAGTAGATATTTTATCATTTACCACTTATGATAAAGGTTCGACTTGGTATGGCGCACCTGTGGGACAAGAATTTTCATAACACGCGAGGTTATATATGTTAAGTAGGTTGGTAAGAACAGCTGCGGGAGCAGGAGGCCAAGCGTTAGAATATACATTTACCAGTGATTCACTTCATGCCGATTTATTAACTCTAGCCGTTGCATCCGGATGGGATGCTACAAAATCAGGAACTTTTACAGCATATGTCGGAGACGGCACTAATCCTGTCGGATTATATTCAAATTCTGGTAGTTCTTCTCAATATGGTTTATCTTTAGGATCAGGATGGGCTGCAGAGACTATAATCAATCTAATAGTAAGAAATAATGGACATATTGTAGGAACCGCAGGTACTGCTGGCGGTGGAGGCAGCGGTGGTTCCGGAGGTTCCGGAGGCGGTGGCGGTTCCGGAGGTGGCGGCGGAGCCGGCGGATGTGGTCAAAATCTGTGGCAACCTAACACACCCTGCTCTGGATCTGGTGGAGCATCAGGATCAGGTGGTAGTGGTGGAGCATCAGGATCTAGCGGAAATTCCGGAGGATCAGGAGGTAGTGGAACACATGCATTAAATATAGATTATCTTGGTGGTATAGTTAATGTTACTGTCGATTCCGGAGGAATTATCGCCGGAGGCGGTGGCGGAGGTTCTGGTGGCAATGGGGGTTCTGGAGGAAACGGAGGTTCAGGTGGTTCTGGGGGCTCTGGAGGAACCGGAGGTGGAGGTGGCTCTGGAGGTTTTGCGTTTTGTGTTAGCTACCAAAGCAGTCCTTGGGGTGGCGGATGGTGCACGCCTGGGGGACAACAAACTTGCGTTGGCCATACTGGAGGAACTGGAGGAGATGGAGGAGCTGGTGGTTCCGGAGGTTCCGGAGGTACCGGAGGTGCTGGAGGTACTGGAGGAATTGGTGCAGGATGGGTTATGAACTGTTCTAGTAATCTTTCTACATGTCTTAATACTGAAGGAGATGCTGGTAGTTCTGGTGCAAGCGGAAGTTCTGGAAGCGGAGGTAGTGGCGGAAGCAACGGTTCTAATGGACACGGTTCATCTGGCCAATCACAGTTATGTTGTCCGGTTTGTCTAGGGAACCAAGCATGTTGTTGGTCTTATCCGGGCGGAGCAGGCAGCGGTGGATCTAATGGAAATAGTGGTGCTTCTGGTAACGATGGTTCTGCTGGCTCTGCTGGTTCAACAGGAGGGAATTACGGAACCGCAAGTTCGGGTGCAGCAGGAAACTCAATAATTAATGGAAATCATTCTAGTGTTACTATTATTAATAATGGTACAATAGCTGGAGCATATACATAAAGGAAAATATGGCTGAAGAAACTCCAATTTATATATTAGTAAAAGAATTACAAAACCATGATGCGAATGAAGATGGTGAAATGGTAATGGATCCCCACGACAATACCTATTATGCTTTGGATGACGGGGAATGGGCTGAAACAAATATAGATGATTTATCTGGATTTAGTACTATATTAGCTAACGAACCTTATGCGGTCCTAATGATTCCACATAGTCAAATAACTTTTGACGAAAACAATAAAATTACAAACATTAATTATCCGGAATAATTATGGGAGCAGCATTAGATAGATTAAGAAATTTAGCGAACGAAATCACGAATGACTTGTCAATAGCTTCTGATGCTGTAATTGAAGAACGTATAGCTATATGTGAATCATGTGAATTTTATATTAAAAGTACAACAAATTGTAAGAAATGTGGTTGTTTTATGAAAATAAAAACAAAATTCAAAGGTTTGAGTTGTCCAATACAAAAATGGTAAAATAACATTCAATTTTCCTTATCATATAAATACAATAGAACTATAAATATTTAATATAAGGAGAAAGAGTGGCGTTAACCCTCCAAAAACAAACCCTTAATTATGTATTAGATCAAGGGTGTACATTTTCAAAAGTTATTACTGCAAAAGATACTGCAGGTGCAAATGTTGCGATTTCTTCCGGAACAGCCGCAGGTAAAATGCGGCAATCCTACCATTCTTCAAATAATGTTCATGCTTTTACTACAGCAATTGAAGGTTCAAATGTAACTATTTCGTTAACTTCTACCCAAACAACAGCAATATCAGAAGGTAATTATGTATATGATGTAGAATATACACAGTCAGGAGGAGATGTTGAAAGAGTAGCAGAAGGTATTATAACAGTTTCACCGGAGGCGACAAAATAATGGCACAACCAACTACTAGAACAACTTTTAAAGATTATTGTAAGAGAAAACTTGGATGGCCTGTTGTAGATTTAAATCTAGATGATGATCAGGTGGAAGATTGTGTGGATGATGCACTTCAGTTTTTTCAAGAATATCATTTCGATGCAACAGAAAATATATATCTTAAACATCAAATAACAGGATCTACAGTTACATTAGCGGGAGCTCCTACTGGAACTTTTACTGATGGGGAAAAAATTACTGGTGGAACAAGTGGTGTTCAAGCAACTGTACATGAATATCATAGTGCGAATACCACAATTAGATTTAAGAATCCAGAAGTTAAATTTGGTGGTGATGGTAATACGTATTATAGTAATACTACAACAACATTTTCAACAAGTGAAACTTTAACTGGTGAGACTTCTGGTGCTACTGCAACAACTCATGCATCTACTGTGGTTACTATAGGAGATTTTGATAATCAATATATTGAGGTACCTGAAGCTGTTATTGGTATTAGAAGGATAATGCCATTTTCAGATGACATAACAAATTCTTCTATGTTTTCTGTTAAATATCAATGGGCATTAAATGAAGTACATGGTTTACATGGTGATTTATTGTCACATGAAATGAAAAAACAACATTTAAATTTAATTAATGATATGTTTTCGGGATCACCAATTTTCAGATATAATAGGCACGCAGATAAACTATGGTTAGATATTACATGGGGTGAAGATGTAGATATTGATAATTGGGTAATTGTTGAAGCTGATAGAATTATTGATCCTGCGTCATTCGCTGATATTTGGGGTGATATGTTTCTTAAACAATATGCCACTTTATTGCTAAAAAAGCAATGGGGACAAAATTTGATTAAATACGAAGGCATGCAACTTCCTGGTGGATTGACACTTAATGGTAGGCAATTATATGATGATGCAATAACTGAAATTCAAACTATAGAAGAACAGATGCAATTAAGATATGAATTACCTGTAGATCATTTGATAGGATAACATTTAAATGGCAACAAATCCTTATTTCAATCATCACGGAAAAAATACTGCAGATCAGAGATTAACGGAGAATTTATTAATCGAATCCATTAAAACTTATGGTATTGATGTTAATTATTGTCCTAGAACTTTAGTCTATGAGGACTTATTATTAGGTCAAGATTCAATTTCTGAATATAATAGTGCACATACTATTGAAATGTACATTAAGACTATTGATGGTTTTGAAGGTGAAGGTGATTTTGTTGCGAAATTTGGATTACAAATAAAAGATCAAATCACTTTTACAGTATCAAGACGAAGATGGTCAGAATTGGGATTAGTTGGGGATGGAAGAGAAACTTCACCTAAAGAAGGTGATATAATATATTTTCCCATGACAAATGCATTATTTCAAGTTTTATTTGTTGAAGATGAATCAATATTCTATCAAACTGGTGCATTACAAACTTATGATCTTCTATGTGAAATGTTCACTTATTCAGATCAAAAATTAAATACTGGTATAGAAGAAATAGATAAAATTGAACGATTACAAGCATACTCTTTAGATTTTACAATGGGCGCCGGAAGTGGGGATTATTCAGTAGAAGAGATTGTATATCAAGGTGATTCTTTATCTGAGGCAACTGTAAAAGGTGAAGTGGCGAGTTGGAATTCTACATCTAAGGTATTAAATCTTATTAATATGACTGGTAATTTTTCTGGTACTGTTAATATTATTGGAGATACTTCGGGTGCTAATTATGCTATTACATCATTTAATCCACAAGAATCCACTTCAGCATCCGCCGGAGATAATTTAGCAATAGAACAAGAAGCAGATTCTATTATTGATTTTACCGAAGGTAATCCGTTCGGGAGTCTATAATGTTAGGAACTACTTATTATCATCAAACTATTAGAAAATATGTTGCTGTATTTGGTACTCTTTTTAATGATATTAATATCCAGAGAAAAAATTCTTCTGGTGAAATTGTAGATCATATTAAAGTTCCGATAGCATATGAAGCTAAAGATAAAATGTTATTACGTGTGAGAAGAGGTAGTAAAGCTGATGAAAGTATTGGAATAAGTTTACCTAGAATGGGATTTGATTTAAATGGAATTGTTTATGATCCTGTTAGAAAATTAAATACATTGGGCGTAACTTATGCAGCAAATACTGCTGCAGGTTCGGGAACAATGTTAAAACAATATAATCCTGTACCATATAATTTTGATTTTACTTTATCTGCTATGGTAGATAATTCAGAAGATGGTGCTCAAATCTTTGAACAAATTGTTCCATTCTTTACTCCAGAATTTAATGTTAGTGTGAATTTAATTCCTTCTATGAATATTAAACCAGATATTTCAATAGCATTAACTGATGTTACAATAGAGGATTCTTATGAGGGTGAATTAACTATTCGAAGAGAAATTATATGGACTTTAAATTTTATGATGAAAGGATATATTTATCCTGATATTAAATCTGGATCTGTTACGAAAACCGTTTTAGTTCATCTTAGAACTACTACAGCTGAGCCGGCTGTTCCAGAATTTATTACTTTAGAAGATAGTACAGATTTTACAACAAATTATTTATTATTAGATGCGGATGCAGGTTCACCTGATGCTACAGGTACAATGAGAATTTTAAGTGAATCTAGTACAGATGCCGCATTAGCAGGAATTAAATCGAGAATAACAACAAGTCCAGGTGCTAATGATGTTGTTGCTAGTGATGATTTTGGCTATTCACAAACAATAGAACATTTAGATCCAACTATAGATAATGAGTTATCAACGGGTTTAGATGTTAATTTATAAAATGAGGAATAATGGCGGATACATTAGATGGTCGTATAGACGAAATTCTAGAAATTACAAGTTTAGTGCCCACTTCAGAAATTAAACCTGAAGTTCCTGCCCGAGTCAAACCGAAGACTGATGGTAAGGATGATGATATTGATTATAATTATGCCCGTGAAAATTACTACAATTTAATTGAACGAAATCAAGATGCAATAGAAGAAATGTTGGAGATTGCAAAACAATCTGAACATCCACGTGCTTTTGAAGTAGTGGGACAATTAATTAAATCCGGCTTGGATGCCAATAAAGAGTTAATGGGTTTACATAAAACTAAGAAAGAATTAAGTATTGAAAAGGGAGGATCAACTACTAACGTTAATAATGCTGTATTTGTGGGGTCTACCGCAGACTTACAAAAACTCTTAAAGGCAAAAAGTGGCGAGTGAGAATTATTTAGGAAATCCAAATTTAAAAAATGTCGGACAGCAGATAGATTGGACAGAAGAAACTCTTGCTGAATACATGACATGCAAAGATGATACTGAATATTTCATTAGAAATCATGTTCGTATTGTTCATGTGGATCATGGTTTGGTACCTTTTAATCTATATGATTATCAAAAAGATATGGTTCAAAAATTTACAGATAATCGTTTTGTTATTTGTAAAATGCCTAGACAGACCGGAAAGTCAACCACTATCATAGCTTTTCTTCTTCATTATATTTTGTTTAATGAGAGTGTCAATGTGGCCATCCTTGCAAATAAAGGAGCGGTAGCACGAGAACTACTTTCAAGACTACAACTTGCTTACGAACATTTACCTAAGTGGTTACAACAAGGAGTACTTGTATGGAATAAAGGTAATATTGAAATAGAGAATGGATCTAAAGTTATCGCCGCAGCAACTTCTTCTAGTGCTGTTCGTGGTAGTTCCTTTAATGTTATTTTTTTAGATGAGTTTGCACACGTTCCTCAAAATATTGCTGAATCTTTTTTCACTTCAGTTTATCCTACTATTTCTTCTGGTGAATCTACAAAAGTTTTAATTGTTTCTACGCCTTTAGGACTTAATATGTTTTATAAGATGTGGATAGAAGCAGAAGAGGGTCGAAGTGATTATGTTCCAATAGAGGTTCATTGGTCAGAAATGCCCGGTAGAGATGAAAAGTGGAAAGCAGAAACTATACGTAATACGAGCGAAGTACAGTTTACTCAAGAGTTTGAATGTGAGTTTGTCGGATCTACATATACATTAATTTCACCTTCTAAACTTAGATCAATGGTTTTTAAGACACCACTTCATACAAATAATAATCTATCTGTATATGAAGAACCAAAGAAAAATCATACATACGCATTAGTCGCAGATACTTCACAAGGAAAAGGTGTAGATTATTCTGCTCTTGTAGTTTTTGATGTTTCAGAAATGCCATATAAACAGGTAGCAGTGTTTAGAGATAATACTATTTCACCATTGTTATATCCAAATGTAATTTATAATGTAGGTAATAAATATAATGGAGCACATGTATTAATTGAAGTAAATGATATTGGATCACAAGTTGCTGATACTTTACATTATGATTTAGAATATGAGAATATAATGATTGTTACCATGAGAGGTAGAGCAGGTCAACAGATTGGTGGAGGATTTGCAAAGAATATACAATTAGGATTAAGAACAAGTAAACAAATCAAGAGAATTGGATGTGCAGCATTAAAGGATTTAATTGAACAGGATCAATTAATTATTCCTGATTTTGAATCAATTAAAGAACTTACTACTTTTGCTTTAACTAATAATACGTATCAAGCAGAAGAGGGAGCTCATGATGATATTGCAATGACTCTAGTAATTTTTGCTTGGTTGGTTCAACAGAGATATTTTAAAGAATTAACAAATATGGATATAAGAAAGAAAATGTGGGAAGAACAAATGGAAACATTAGAACAGGATATGTTGCCTTTTGGTCTTATTGATGATGGTATGGATCCAGAAACAATTACTGATGATACTGGACAAACTTGGGAAGTAGAAGAAACTGCTAGAAGATTATATTATTAATAAATATTTAAAAAATTTAATAGAGAGAAATAATGCCAGATTTAATAATTAGACCTGAGTCAGGAATATCTAATAGATTAATTTTACAAGATCAATCAGGAGGAGCAATAGTTACTACTTGTGAAACAGGAGCTATTTACCAGAATCCTTCTACTATGACTGATGATATAACAATCGATGCAGGTAAAAGTGCAATGATTGTCGGCCCCGTTGATTTTACTGGTACTGTGGTAGTAAATGGAAATTTAAGTATAGTTTAACATTATAAGGAGTAAATATGGCAACGTTATCGGTAGGTGGACAATTAGTAGCAACTAATGACACCTTATCTAATGCGGTACAGGATAATATAACAAGACTTGGAACTATAACAAGTGGGGGAGCAGGAATTAATGATACAGTTAAAATTGCTTCTGGAGATATTACTCAATCAGCATATATTGATATTCAGGGATGTTTTACTTCTACCTATAAATTCTATAAATTATTCATGGGCGGATTTGCTGCAGACGCTGTTGCCTATACAGAAATAGGCTATTTGGATAGTTCCCATAACCATTTGACTAATACCTACTATTCTATCTGGGATGGTATGTATTTGGGCGCCGATGTCGGGATTTCTAGATGGTCGGCCTCTACAACTTCTAACATTGGGGCCCAAAACGATTCACAGGGTTTTAGAATGATTAATACATGGACACATGAATATGGTAATTCAGGCTTTGAAGGACAAAATATTGAAATGAGCTTTTATGATCCTAATTCTGCAAAAAAACAACTGTGTTATTGGCAATCAAATTATTCTCAGACAGGTTATGTAGGACTAGCACATGGTGTAGGTATGCAAGATACTACTACTCCTAAACATGGTTTAAGATTATCAATGCATACTGGTACTTTTGAAGCAAATGGGCATTGGGCTGTTTACGGATACAAAATATAGGAGAAATTATGTCACATAAAATGATATATAATGCAGAATTTCCAGATGGTAAAGAAGTGGAACTTACAGCAGAGGAAGAAACTGCAAGAGAAGAAAGAGCCATAGTAGTTGCTAAAGAAATTGAAGATCATAATAATAAAATAGAACAACAGAAAACCGATAAAGCTAGTGGTAATCAAAAGTTAAAAGATTTAGGTCTAACTGATGATGAAATAGCGGCATTAGTAGGATAATCCAAAACAAATGGCTGACCTAATAATTCAACCCAATTCGGGTGCAGGAAATAAGTTGATCATGAAGGATCAAGCAAGTAGTGTGATTTTAGAAACTACTGATACTGGTGCTAATTATTATGGTTCAATGCCGGGTCTAGGTGGTACTGAATGGGTAGAAGTTAGAACAGATAACTTTCAATTCGAGGTCAATAAAAATTATATGATTGATTCTGGTTCATTGAGTGGAATACCAATGAATTTAATTATGCCAAGTTCAGCAGTTATGGGTGATAGAATTATACTTCTTGATGCAACGAAAACTAGTAGTACAAATTCTTGGATAATAAATCCAAATGGATTAAGTATTCAATTCCCGGGAAGTGGTACTGGTACTTGGACTGTAAGTTCATCAAATCCTTATCCTAAATATGAATTGGTATATTTTGTATCTACCAGAAGTTCAGGTCTTACTGAATGGTTAGTTACAAACATTGGATAAATTAATTGGCAAAGGGGTCTATATTTTCAAAATTAACTTCAGTAGGTGGATTATTAATTTCGTTTATTAACTCTTCAATTTTATCAATCAAATCTGGTCTCTCTTTCTTTAATCGTACTAAGAAATTAATAGATCCAGATTCTAATTGAGCAGGATTAACAGAAATTCTTTTACTTAATCTTCTTTTGTTTGATAATTCAAGGTGTTCGGGATTTACACAAGAAGGATTAAAACATGTTTGAGTGACAACTTCAT